AACTTGCCGAAGTTGAGCATCCCAAGGACTCTCGAATGTCATACACCGAGCAAACACCAATCGCTCTACCCTCACTGTCAGTCGAGTCAATTAAGTAGTCGCAACGACCAGTTTCATCGTGCGGCAACTTTGATTCAATTGTGTTCAGACGACGACAACAAACACCGCACATAGTGCATGGGTATTTCATCAAGCTTCTGGGATGTCGTGATAAAACAAGTCCGCAGTGCGGTCTAAAAGATTCTCTGATGCTTCTGCAGGATCGTCACCTACACCCACCGCAATACGGACCCCTCCGATAAACAATGCAAATCCACCGTCGACTGTACCGACCTCGACATCGTCGAAGCCCAAGTCTTCTAAAGCAAGTATGAGTTGTGCGCCGTTAATCACTACAGTGTTGTGAATCTCAAGTTCTGCGGTAAAGTCCATGACGCTATTGTAACTCATCTCTTAGCCCATCTTCCAGGCCCTGTACGCGCATTGATTCGAACACGCTCCCCTAGATCAACTAAACAGGCCACCCAAGCTTCATAACGGACAGGCTCGTTGAAAGATTTTTTTGTCGACGACGAGAAAGCTTCCGACAAACCCTTCACGATTCGCATTGTCGGTAGTCGTTGGCCGGATTCGATTCGACTAATCTCTGCTTGAGTTAAGCCCGACTCTCGAGCTAGATCTGCTTGGCTCCAATTTCGAGCATCACGATACTTTGCAATCGTCTTCGAAAATTGATTCACTAATTCTGTTGGCATAACAACTCCAATCACCGTTACGGTAGCACGATTAACACGATAAATCAAGTATTCCACTTGACGTAACGGTAAGCCCACCATAAGATCGAATGAAAGAGGTCCAGATGATTGACCAACCCGAATTAGAATACGTAGTAAGAACATTTCAGAACGACGAACAATTCATGGGCGAAGTGGAAGCTTTGATTCCTGGATGCATGGTCTACTTACGTCGCGACGGTAAACGTTGGGCGCGACTTAAAAACGTAAACCCAGACTATCTTGATGCACGAGATGAGTGGCGAATCAAATCACCGCTACACGCTGCGTGGCTTGTTGAGCGAATGCTGAACCACTTAGGGGTTCGATACTGGTGCCAAGCAACAACAGGGTCAATGATTGTTCAGCCCTGGTCTAACTCACCAGAAAGTCGCCTTGAGCTTCAAGTTGAGGGTGAACGGTTACTGGACCAGTCTATTAGCCGAAAAGAAGTTCGTGAGTACGTCAGAGACCTCGCAACACCGTATCAACTTATGGGTGTTGCTTGGGCACATTCAAGGCCATACGCGATGAATGTCTGGGCTTGCGGGTCAGGTAAAACCTTGGGCGCTATTATGTCCTCGACTGCGAGAAAGGGTGACATTGTAGTTGTTTGTCCGGCCAAAGCACGTCATGTCTGGTGGAGCCAAGTACAAGAGTACACAAACATAAAGCCATTTCGAGTACGGCCTAAAGCTGAAATACGAAAGAAAGATCAGACCTTTGCGGAGTACACCCAAGAGTGTCGAATGGAAGGACGCCGTCGCTTCGTGATTGTTGGAGCCGAGTCTATCGCTGATAACGTAAACCTTATTCGAGGCATGGAACCCCGCATAATTATCTTCGACGAGATCCACACCCACGGCAATAGTAAACGTTGGAAGGCTGTACACAACGCTAACGGTACCGTTCGTTTTGAGAAACGCAAAACATCTGCCAGCAACAACCCAAACTCTGCCGTCAACCGACACGCCCGCGCCGTCTCCATCATGGAGGTATCGCGAATCGCAAGCGTTCAACTACGCATCGGACTGACAGCAACGCCACTCGACGACGGTCGACCCCGCCGCCTTTGGTCCCAACTTGATCTCCTTGCTCCTGGTGGGTTCTCACACAGCTACTCCAACTTTGCCCGCAGGTACTGCGCTGCACGTCCTGGCACCTACGGTGGCCTCGACGATGGAGGATCTTCGAACATAGAAGAACTCAAAGCTCGATGCTCATTCATGGTGCATGAGGTTCCATACAGCGAGTCACACTCGAGCCTACCCAGCACACGAGTACAAGTCGACTACCTGACAAATTCAGAGTTGAATCGAGCCGACAGGTTTAGCGACGACCAAACATTCACTCAAGCAGTGCGGCAAATAAACCGTGAGACGGGGAAAAGTCATGACGGTCGGGAGCGCGTCGTTGAGGTTCGTCTTGCGGAGGCTTGTAGCCGCAAGCGTAAGTATGTGATTGAGGAAGCTATTGAGGGTCTAAAGGGCGGGGGTAAGGTGGTAATCTTCACTGCTCGTAGGCGAGAGACGGAGTTGTGGGCGCATCAATTGCGTAACCAACTATCGAAAGGTGATGAGGCGCAGAAGGATGTGCCTGTATGGATGGCTCATGGTGGTGTACCCGAAACAGAACGCGATGAAATGGTTGATGCTTTTCGTAGTAGCGATGGGGCTTGTTGTCTGGTGGCTACAGGACAGAGTGTGGGTACTGGCGTAGACGGTATGCAAACAGCAAACCTGGCCATCTTTGCGATGCTTCCGTGGAAGCCTGGTGACTTTGTACAGTGGAAGGGACGGTTTGATCGTCTCGGTGGTAGCCCCACACTACTTAAGGTTGTGGTCGCGCAAGGAACATACGACGAGCGTGTGGTTCAGATTCTTGTCGACAAGTTTGGCCCTATCGAGACCTTCTTGAAAGCAGATGAGCTTGATGGTTTGGGGGAGAAACTATTGGGTATGGAAGACGAAGATGCCCTTGTAAGCAGCATTATCAACAAACTGGAGGTAGCATAATGGACCTGAATGACGCCCGATTTCACCGCAAGGTTATTCCTTGGAGAAAGCTTGAGGCTGAGGGAATCGAGCCGCGCAAAGTAATGAAGGAAGCCCAGAAGCAGAAGATGTGGGTACTGGCTCGAAAGGCTGAACACCGCTGGCAAAACAACTTGAGGTTGGCTGAATGAAAAAGATTCTTATTGATGCAGGTCGCTCATCACGAGGTTGGTCACGTATCGGTACCTTTTCTCGATGTCCGCAGTTGTTCGCTTACGGTCAGCGACTCAATCTGACTATGATCCCCGCTCACGCTTTGACTCGTGGCAGCATGGGACACATCCTCCAGGCGCATCAACACGCCATCTGGGGGGCTGCTTCCGAGGAAGGTGTCTGGGTTGATGAGACATGGCACGATGATCCCACTGTGTTTCTCGAGCCGGAAGAAGCCGTACAGATGTGGTGCGATACCAATGGTGGGCATGAGCACTTGGAGCGAATGCTTGAGACGTTTGAGCGGTACATGTCGGAGCATCCTGAGCCTCCGGGTAATGTAATTAAAGTCGAGTACCCAGTGACTGCTGTGCTGGGCAACAAAGATAACCAATGGGGTTTGTGGGTTGTTCACCTGGACGACGCTGACTTTGATCGCCGCGCCGTAAAAGTGAAAGCTTGGGATGGCGGCATCATTCAGCCTACACCACTGAACTGCCCTGGTCATCCAGAATCAGGACAAGCGTTGGTTCTTACCAGAAGACTGGACATGGTGACAAAAGAGAAGAGCGGTCGCACATTTATCTGGGATCACAAACATCAGGCAAGAGTGCAAGCCAACAAAAGCGTGGACGGCTACGCGATTGATGGTGGATTCGCTGCATTCAGAATCATGGGTAAGCAGATGTACGGATCAAACTTCGGCGGTCTGGGGCTCAACCTGATTCAAACGCAGTCGCCCTGGAGGGTAGCGAGACCTATGGTTCCAGCGACACCTCATCGAGACGCGCACTTTGCTGAGATGCTTTGGAGAGAAGAGCACCGACTGGCTCGGCTTGAGGTAGACTCGCCAAGCTTCTGGGACTGGCCCAAGGTACAGCACGAGACTTCCTGTATTGGAAGGTACGGCGCGTGCCCAGGCATTAAGTTTTGTTTCTACGGCGATGCTGCCAAGACCATTTAGGAGAGGTCATGATTACAACTAACGAACATCCACATGTGATGATCACCGTATACGGTAAACCCAAACAGAAGAAGACCAGTGATGCACTGGCCGCATTTCCGAGAGCTTTGTTTCTTGGTGTGCCGTCAGCGATAACGCTGGTCGCACAGAACGAGTTGGGGTTCACACCATCAGTTCACTCGGACTCACCAAAGAATTTGACTGAGCTTGTTAGTATGCTCAAGAGTTTTACGGAGATGGACCAGACTGACTACGACGCCTTGGTCATCGACGACACGAGTCACTTGTGCCAACGCTCCATGGTTGAGTGGCAAGAAGCGGCCCCAACTGGGCGAAGCGGCAAGAAAGACAAGTTCTTTCCGTACCAACAATTGAGTCAACATCTACTGGAGATCGCACACACTGCGCGGTACCTCAATGTTCACTTGCTTATGAACTTTCACGAGCGCACACCGGGCACAAATGCGGAGGGTAGATTTTGCCCTGGTGGTCCTGATGTGCCTTCGCGTAATCAAGTTGAGACCTTACCGTCATGGTGTGATATAAATGTTCGCTCTATGATTGATCCTACGTACCCAGATCCTTGGTTCCCAAGCATTTACTACTGCGATCCGACTAACCCTGAATGGGTGACGGGGGATCGAACAGGCACATGCTCGGCCAAGACACCGGGTAACTTGAGAGAGATTCTGCGTGCCAGCGAAAGCAACTATCAACTGAGCCGTCTTCCCGGTCTGGAATGGCAAGATGAGGTTGCAGAATCTGTAGCAAACGCTATGATTGAAGGTGCTGCTGTTCAGGAAGCTATCCAGTCAGCAGTGTCAGGTCGGACTGACAATCGGTTGCATCTTCGTTGGGCGTGTCAGGATGGCATTGCTCGTGGCGTTTTGAGGCAGCAGAGCACACAGTCTTTATTTGACTTCTCGGAGCCTGAGACAAACAAAGCTTCATCTCCGAGTCTTCCACCGCCACCACCAACTAAATAAACAAAGGAGTCACAATGACTATCAAGGTAGCAGGCAACGCATTTCAAGGTATTAGCGCTCTGGGTTCTTCGGTTCCCGAAGCAGGGTTCTACGAGGTTAGTATCGTAGGACTCGAGCGTACTGGAAATGACAAGCCAACAACACGACGAGTGTACGTACAATTCGAGAACGGATTCAAGATGTTCTCGTTCATCAGTGTTCCGTTCGACGATAACGGCACTATTCTTTCCGACTTGAGCGAGAAGCAGATCCGTGGTCGCATGGCTGTGCTTCGCTCGATTCTGGAGTCATTGGGTTACAGTGCGTCAGACATCGAAGGCGCGACTGAGATCAACACCAACTGGTTCCTGACAAGCCAAAACCAAGGCCGCAAGGCTTACATTGAGTTTGTCCCTGGCCAGAAGGGAGTTCAAGGCTCTTACAATGAAATTGGAAAGTGGCTCAACAAGCAACAGTACGAGGCTCTTAAGGGTGCCGACAACAACACAGGGACAACTAACGCTGCACCTGTGGTTTCCAACGGTGCTCCAGTTCCTCCAGCGGGTGTTTCCTTGCCCCCGCCAGCCAGCGCAGCGCAGGGCATTGTGAGCTAACTCAAGTCGTGTAACCAAGGGCACCTGTGCCCTAAGGGCCGAGCAGGAAGGCATGTCGGTGGTTGAATAGATGCCTTACTTTTTATGACCAAGAATCCAAAACAATGCGGTGCCCGTTGCGATGAGTGTCCTCTCGGACCTAACGGCGCACTGCAAAAAGATGAGTGGCGTCCAGTTACCGGTGAGTTCCATCCAGGAGCAAAGATACTTGCACTGGGTGAGGCACCACGGGCCGAAGATGTTTTGGGTGGTAGACCCATCATGGGTAGCGCAGCCCCTGAGTGGGCAAGGTTTCTATCTTCCGCAGGATGGAACAGAACACACGTAGATCTGGACAACGTCATTGCGTGCAAGCCACCGGGTAAAGAGGGTGGAGCTTGGAACCGAATGGAGAAGTCTCTTGATCGGTTGAACAAGAAGCGCATCGCGAAAGGACAAGATCCGTTACCGCATCCGATTGATTGTTGCAGACCCCGACTTGAGTCAGTGATCAATCAGTACAGCAACTTTATTGCCTTTGGTAAGACCGCAACTCGAGTGTTGTCCGGTCAGTCTTCGAGCATACACGCTATGCGTGGTGGTCCTATGTACATCGATGACAACTGGCAGTGGTCTCTTGAGCCAACGACAAAGAAGATGTTGGCTACCTTTTCTCCTTACTATGTGACGAGAGCCCCGAACTGGAGGCCCGTCATTGAAGCTGACGTATCCAAGGCCCGTCGCTGGTTCGACGACACACTCCGTTGGACGGAGCCAGACTCACAGATGAACCCGACGCCAGAAGAGCTTGAGGCATTCCTGGCACAACCTGCCCCATTCTGGGCATACGATGTTGAGACTGACGGCATCGAACCACTGGAGTGCAACCTCCGCACGATCGCCATTGCTATCCCCGACCTGGACGCTGAGGGCAAAGCTGCACGCTCCACCCCTCACCAGGTTTCAAAAGCTATTGGTGTTGGTATCCTCTCAACTGATGGGGTCACTCGCATCTACCCACCAGAACAAGAACGCCGTATCCGTGAGATTCTACGCAAGGCTTTCACTGACGGTCGAGTCTGGGTAGGTCACAACGCTGGCTACTACGATCGAATGGTTGTCGAGACACAGTTTGGTGTCACACCTGCACCTTTGGTAGACACACTATTTCATGCCCGGTTTAGATCTCCTGACTTACCAAAAGGTTTGAAGACGATTGGCTCTGTACTCACTGATGTTGAGCGTTGGGAAACAACTGAGAAAGGGACGAAGATCTCAACGGGCAGTCAAGACGATACAGAACTACTCAAGTACAACATCATCGATACAGTAGTGAACGCACGAATCACGGTGCCATTGATTGATGCATCTGTTGAGATTGGTGCATTCAATGATTTGAGTCACCAGTTTAAACCGAGTCACTGGGGCATAGAGAAGCCGTGGAACTTGAACGAAGTTGATCACGCTACACAAGAGATGTGCGTTGGAATGCACAAGGCGGGCGTTTGGATTGACCAAGAACTACGAAGCTCGCTTGAGTGTGAGTATGAAATCTCAGTCCGCAAACGACGCAAAGAACTACAGCGGCATGTAGGCGCTGACTTTAATCCTGGTAGTGTGGATCAGATTCGCAAGCTTCTTTATGACGATTGGAATCTGGGGATTCCTGCTTCGATGTCAGCGAATGAGTTTTATACGGAGACAGGCGCTCCAGGTACAGGTGACGCAGTAATTCGTGGGCACCTCGCATCGGGTCAGTTGAGCAGTAATCAAGAATCATTTTTGAAAGAGCTTCGCTTGTATCGTCGGGAAAAGAATAAGATTTTAGGTACCGTGTTGGTTCCGCTTAGGCGCAGAAGCCAAGACCCTAAGAAGGGTTTGGTACCTGAGGATGGTCGCGTAAGGTCCACCTGGAATGCTCACGTTACCAGTGTAGGAAGGCTATCAAGCTCCGGTCCAAACCTCCAGAACATCGGAAACAGAAAAGGTCAGGGGCGATTGAAGTCTGTGTTCGCCGCGCCTCCTGGACGCATACTCGTTGGTGCTGACTTGGATCAAGCACATCTGCGAATCACGGCGTGCTACTGGAAGATACCGCGACTACTGGAATGCTTTGCTACAGGTAAAGACCCGCACAACTTGCTCGCTTACGACGTTTTCGGAAAAGACTTTAAGAACGCAAGTGGGTGGGGGCCTGATGGTTTTAGCCTAAGTCGCAAGCCTTCGGGTGGTGAAGCCAAAGCGATGCGAGATGTCATGAAGACTTTCAGATACGCATCTATCTATTGGGCAGATCCGATGACGGTCTGGCAGGTACTGACCAGCACAGAAACTGATGACGGTAAGATGCCTTACTTGAAGTTCGAGCCGAGGGAAGTCCGTCACTTTCACAACAAGTGGTTGAAGGCTGAACCCGAATGGATGGATGCGTGGAACGACATGCTGAACTTGTACAGCCGACAAGGGTTTATGGAAGAGCCAATCTTCGGTAGGCGATCAGGTCCATTGTCTGACGGCAAGAAAAATGAGGTCGTGAACTTTCCTATCCTTGCGGCTGAGTCGTCCATCATGAGACTGGCTGAGCAAGCTGTGATCGGACAGTTTCCATTTGACTACGCGGGCAAAGGCACCGGCATGATCCATCAATGCCACGACTCGATTGGCGTTGAAATACCACTGCCTGATTATCTACCACCAGACTGGAAACCAGTGAAGGGAGAGCCACTGCCTCCTGAACTAGAAGAAGCCAGACGAATAGTAGAAGAGTCAATGACTGTGACTGTCCCTGGATGGGATGTTAAGATGACTGCTGAGGGTGAAGTCGGACGCAGCCTCAAAGACATTTAGGAGAGGAAATGAATCAATCAAGATGGTTCTTGGCGCACACTCGTCGCGAAGACCCGATAAACATTGAGCAGTGGTGTATGAAGATCGGAAGATCTTTGGTACAGAATGGCTGGGAAACCAAGGTGGTTGCCGGTCGGGACGACTACGACACTCGAGCAGCAGCACTTGGTGGTTGGAAAGCTTGGTGCCATGACGTACCGCATGGGAAAGACTTTACAGGTTCTCCTATGTTTCATGGGGTAATTGTTCCTGTGTTCTCAGATGAGACTGAACCCACTGTAGGAAAAGCTACAGCACAAATACTAGAAGGCTTTCTGTCTGCGGGTAAGCACGTATACTCATGGTGTCCTGCGACAGATAAGTTTAGTCAGATTGAAACAGTCGAGGTCTTACCTGATGAAGACTGGCTTGCATGGGCACGGTTAGACTTTAAGTGTTGACACACTGGTAAGACTGACATAACTTAAACTTGAATCAAGCGTAACTAGGAGGTTCTATGTCTACGCGACCATACGTCGAGCACGTTCACAGTAACTTGAAATCGCCTCGACCCAACGGAGATGCATGGGGCATCGAACTTGGACCAAAAACTCTACTTGTGGGGTCGAACACAAGTCACAAAAGCAGTGTCGTTCAATCGATTGAGCTTGCTCTTGCAGGCTCTGCCGATGATGTCATCGGTCGTAGTATAGTTTCTGATGCGGCACTTCTTCTTACTCTTGCACCAGGAGATGAGCTTGGCGTTACGGCGAGACTTAGTGATGGCTCTACGGCGAACTACAATGCGCGTAGAGAAGACGGTAAAGTTAAGCGTCCTCAGCATGATGGCCCAGGCACAAACAGCCTGGTTCACCGCTCGGTTGCAGCGGCGCTGTCAGGATCAGCAACAACAGCACGTAAAGCCTTCCTGGAATGGTCGTGTGACGACGTTACCCGTGACGACGTTTTACTCAGTCTACCAGAAGAGCTACATAATAAGTACGCAGACATCGCAAAGCACCGAGGCAAAAACTTAGACGAGACTAAAACACTCATCGAAGTTTTGAACTACGCGAACTCACGGGCACGCGAGTTGTCCAAAGAGATCAAGGGCGCAGAGATTGTGCTCGAGAGTATCGGAGACACGCTTGATGCGAAGCCATCAGACAAAGACCTCGACAAACTGAGGTTCGCTGTTGCCGAAGCGCGTGAGATTCTTGATGTCTCTATCGCTCAGTCAAATGGTGGTCTGACACTCGAAGACAAGAACAAGAAGATTGCTGAGCTTACAGAGAAACGAGACGCTTGGATTGACTACAAAGCTCAAGCGGAGTTCTCGATTCGAGATCTTAAGTCTCAGCTTCCTCACAAGGGAGAGAACGTCGATGGTGCGATTGCTATCGTTGATGTTGCGGTCAAGCATGAGTTGGCTGTGTGTCCTGTGTGTAGTTCTCGTGTTGGTCTCGACCACTTGAAGAACTGCCAAAGCTTCTACCAGGAGCAAAGCAACACATGGGAATCACAATCGAGACAGTTGCTTGAGTCAATCAAGGCTGCGGAAGAAAGGTCTAAAGGTTGCGACAACAACATCGTTGCGTTGGATCACGAGCTTAGAGAGATCGAAGACACACCACTCACAAAGGTAGACTCTCGTGTTCTCCCCGTGCGTGATGCTCAAGATCGCTTGGAAGTTGCAATGACTGCGCTTCGTAAAACAGAAACCATCAACGATCGCTGGTCAGATTTGATTGGTGCTCAAGAACGGATTCAGTCTTTTCGTGTGGACCAGGAGAACTATCGGGCACTACGCATTGCGTGTGAGCGTTCGATTGGATTCTTGCTCGGTGAGAAGGCGCGGACATTCAGTGAGTTGGTTCAGCGGTTCTTGCCTGACGCATGGAAGTTCAAGATTGAACTAATGGATGGTGACCGAGAAGTTTTCCGTATGGGCTTTGTACGTCACGGCAAGCTTCATTGTGCGTTGTCAGGTGCTGAGTGGGCCACGGTGATCACTGCCGTTAGCATGGCTGTTACATCGAAGATGGCTAAGGATAAGCCTGCTGTCCTGGTTCCTTACGATAGAGCTTGGGACACTCGGACACTGTCTGCAGTCATGCGGGGCTTCCTCAGCTTCGACGGCCAAGTCGTCATCGCAAGCACCGTTCGACCAATGGGACGTCCTCCAAAAGGATGGACAATCATTGACATGGACGAAGTGAGTAAGTCCTGGGTCGAAGGTGAAAAGAAAGTCGAAGAGAAAGCGAAGCCAAAGAAGGCAAAGAAAAAGCCTGAGCGACGTAAAGTTCGTAACGAAGGTGGCCTGAGCGTCATCAGTCGAAGCGCACGGAAGCTACAGGAGATGGGCTACGCAATCTCAGACGTACTCACTATGAGTAAGGAAACGGCGCAGCATTTGATTAGCAACAACATTCAGCCTGAGCTTGTTGAAATCCAATCTGATGGTGGATTCAAGATTATCAAGGCCGATAATGTGTTGCCGATCTCGCTGCCGCCGAGTCCGTAGTAGGTGCTTGGAGCGGGAATCGAACCCGCATGGCTAGTCGCCGGGAGATTTTAAGTCTCCTGTGTCTACCAGTTCCACCACCCAAGCAGGGGCTGGGCACGATTAGTGCTCAGTCACCTTGTAACTAGTCACCGAAGTGAACCCGTAGCCGTCAATCTCAAATGTCGGAGGGGTTCTCCACCCACCTGAGTCAGAAGGCGCAGACTTGATAATGTCCATTGCAGCATTGAAATCCTTGTCGCCGGTAAACACAAAAGTCTTTTCGCCTGAGTTACTGAGTAAGTATACCGAGCGAGTCTTCGGTGGGGCCGGTGGCTTTGGTGCAGGCTTTGGTGCAGCTTTCTTTGCTGGAGCTTTCTTGGGCGCTGCCTTCTTAGGTGCGGCCTTCTTTGCAGCAGGTGCTTTCTTGGTTGCAGCTTTAGGTGCCGCTGTTTTCTTCGGTGTCGGCATGGTTCCTCCTATTGCCTTGAAGGTAAGTATAACAGGGTGTGCAAGATCGTGGTTTGACACGGGGTGGTGCAGGCCGATAGTCTTGTCTGGTTGGTGCTTCGCACCAGGAGTCTTCATCCCATCTTGGGGTGAATTGTTTTTTGTTTGGAATTGATGTTGCTTATGTAGGTGGTTCGCATGGAAACAAATGGCACAGTGGGGATGGAGAGCCCCGGTGGCCAAACCGGAAACCAAGAACAGGTTTCCGTCGTTGATCGCGCAGTTGAAATAATTCGTAGTTTAGTAGAGCGTTTGAGTAATGGTGGTCGACCAGAGCACCGTGCTGCCTGGGATTCGATGCACGATCCCGAAACGATCAACACACTTGCAGAAGCTTGGTTGCATGATGAAAGTCGACTCATCACCAGCATTGCACTTATTGAGATGGTGCCGCGACAAGTACAGCGCGCACGACAACTCAGACGCACGATCCAAACACTTGCTAATGAGGTTCAGCGTAGGCGGTCGGATGAGATCCTGGCTGACCTGGAAGAGCAACTGGGTGAACTGCCAACGCTCGAAGTCATGCTGGGCGGCGGCGCTCCATCTCCCGACATTGTCTCTCGTCAGGTGCTTGCAAACCTACGCGCACCGCGAGGCTTCGAAGTAGACTTCAACGGCGTCTACAGATTGACGGCTCAGGTAGACGGTACGATTGCACGAACACGTATCGCCCTGGCACCCATCTTCATCGCGGGACGAACCATTGACGTGCTCAGTGGTGAGGCCAAGCGACTGTTGGTATGGCGGGGAGCTAGTGGATGGCGCTCTCGTGTAGTGAACCGACGCACGATTGTAGACGCTTCAAAGATCATTGCACTATCGAATCTGGATGCTCCGGTAAGCACAAACAATACACTGCACATGGTTTCGTACCTGGCAGAGTTCGATGCGGAAAACGCGCACAGGTTTCCAGTTGTGCAGTCAGCTTCGTCGATGGGATGGCAACCCGATGGTGGTTTCTTGTTGCCTGACATGTACTACTCAACAGATCAGAATCGACAACAGGACTTTGCGCTTACGCCTCCATCTGGTCTCGAGACTTTGTCTGGTGGATGGAAAGCTAAGGGAACTTGGGGTGAGTGGTTGAATGCCATGCACCTGGTCGAAGACTTTCCATACATGTTCATCGCTGTGTATGCGAGCGCAGCAGCCCCGCTGCTGGAGATACTAAGGATTCCAGGATTTGTTTTAGACTTTAGTGGTGAGACGAGTGGTGGTAAAACTACTGCTTTACGGTTCGCAGCCTCCGTCTGGGGGCGTCCAGCCGAGTCTTATCCCACGGCAATGTACTCCTGGGACGCGACAAAGGTATGGATTGAGCGCACGAGTGGCTTCCTCA